ACCAATCTGGTCTTGATTCACTTTCGTAATCATAATGCTCTTCTGCTATAAGCCTTGTGTCACCGTCTAAACATTCAGCCAGTTCACAGCGTCCTTCATATTCAGAATCGCCGCAGTATTCAGTCCCGAATGGACAATCATAACAGTTTTCTGGTGTATCTATCACTAATACTGATTTACTCATTTGATTCCTCCTGTAATAATTCTGGATTGTCGAAAATGTTTCCAATAACTTCGATTTCTTCACAACATAATAAATATTCATAATGCGTTCCGTAGTTTTCTTCACCTTTGGTCGCTTTAAAATCTAATTCAGAGTTATCCCAAACTATCTGATAAATATGTTCTTTCCCATCACAAACAAGCCAAACAACATCGTTCTCCCAGATCCTCTTCCCGTTCTTATCGCAAAGTCCTGTGAACTGGCAGAGGGTTTCTGGATCAACCAATTTCATTCTGTCTGTTATTAAAAAGATGATTGGCAATATACTCGCTTTTTTATACGGCTGAACAATATAACAATATCCGCTGTCAATGTCTAAATCTATGAGGCTTCCTTCTATCCATTCACCATTATCTTTCCGCTTTGCCTTGAAAAGAATTTCTCTCATTCAGCTCCACCCTCCTCTACTTGTCCCGATTCTTCTAGCCAGTTTTCGACACATGGAAGACAAATATAACAACTGCACCAACCTTGTCCTTCTACTATTGCTTTTTGGTTTAACATTCTTTCGCCTTTAGGTATCTGCTTTTCGCATACGCAGCATAAATGAGAAGTCCTTATTTTTACGACTTTTTCTGTTAGATTGGATTCCGAACCATCCATGTCTCCTGCAAATATCTGGCTGTCAATATACATTTCTTCTGGATATTTCATTCAACTCCACCGCCTTTCACGATTTCGATTGCCCTGCTCAGTCCAGCATTGTATCCTTGATGCACATCAGATAAAATACATTCTGATTCAATGAATTTATCTCTTTCCAATTCGCTAATAGCCTTATCCGCATCAAAAGCTGTCGGCTGATTATCAATCAACATTTGTGCCGCATTTCTTGTGTCTTGTGCAAATTCACTTGCACCAACAAAAACTTCGTTAAAATCGATCTTATCTGCATCAATCAGTCTGCTCATATTCTATTCTCCTAACTGTTTTAAAATTTCTTTTGCAATTTTATTACTTTCCTGCATGGAAACTCCCCATCCATTATATTTTCTGTGGCATTCATCACAGTTCCATTCACCATTATCGCTTTCTTTAATTTCGCTATTGAATCTGCAATTATCGCAATACATATGATCGAGAGTGCTATAAATGATGCTTGCAATATCGTCTTGTTTGCTATTAGCATCGTCTACGTGTTTCTGCTTAGTTAAATATTCAAACGCTCTCAGCTCATTTTTCCCGACCCATTTAATCCATGCACCGCAATCCCCGCAATACAATCCCGTATTATTCCCAACTTTCTTGACAAAAAGGTTTTTACTATTGCACTTTGGACATTTATATTCTTTCATTTATTTTT